GGTTTTCTCTGCGACTTTGCCCACGGCCGTTTCAATGATTTGAGCTGGGTTGATTCGAGACACAACGCCGGCGCTGGTCAACAAGAGATCGATGGGGCGACCTTGTTCGTCCTTCAACATTTCGTGATCTGGAACAATGCGCGACACTACGCCCTTGTTTCCGTAGCGTCCGCAGTTTCCGGACCACACGGGCTTTCCGTTGCGGCGTACATAGAGCAGCCCGCCGGGCACGGTCAGGCAGTAGACCGGACGCGCGTAGTTCGAAACAACGCTGTCCGACGTCTTTCCGTGGTGGTTGACCTCGGGCGTGGTCTTCGCGGTGATGATGCGAACAGCGTATTGCTCGCGGCAGCTATATGTACGTCCTTTGATCACCTGGACAGGCTTGTGGCGTCTCTTGATGTTGGCCGCGTAACCGATGTGAAGGCAGAGCCTTTGTACGTCGTCTGCCAGGCGGGGTGATGTGGTTGTGTAGCAGATCGGACGTCCGGTAGCGTTGGTGTGCCCGTCGCCCCACATAAGCCACTGAAACAACGTCGTGAGCGTGGATCGCGACCACGAGAACACAAAGTCCGGCAAATGCTTCTCGTACGATTTTCCAAGGGCTTTGAAGTGTTCGTACAGCGTTTTTGAGTAGATACGGACCTTGGTCTTGTTCCCGTGCTCGTTGAACTTGATGCCCAGTGCGCTTAGCGTTGAAAGCAGCTTCGCGCGGTTCCCGCTCTTCATCTGTGTGATGTCGATACCGTAGTTTCCAGACGACGGCTGGTTGACGAGGTTGCCTTCCGAGACGAAAGCTCCAAGGAGCATTGCGTAGGTTGCTGCAGGGAGCGTCAGGTCCGGCAACTTACGAAAGCCGCGACCGGCCTGTCCGGCACGTACGGTGTTTCCGGAAATTACGACAGGGTGATCTTCTCCAGACCAGTTCGCATCTTTCTTGTACTCGACGTGCTCGCCGACGATGCTGCGCGCCTTCTTGAAGGCAAAGGTCCCCCCTGCCTCCTTCGGGTTGCGCACCCACATGTTGTGATCCATCGTGACGAACAGATCGACCTGCTGCGTGTCCAGCCGGTACATCTCCCCGCCTTTTTGGTACACGTGTTTTGCCGAAGGAAGCTCGTACTTCAGCTCACCGTCTTGCAGCGTTGCGACCTTGTCGCTCATTTTCACGGCGTGAAACGACTTCCAACCACTCTCTGTGAGGACTTCGGTTTCCTCGTCGTAGCAAAGCTTGTCTCCGATGTTCATGCTTTCAAGGGTCTTTACAAGAATCGCAATTTGCGAACCGGTTCGCACCACGTCCACTACGGTTCCCGGCGTACCGTGTTCCCACAACAGTGATACTTCTTTGTAAGGCTTGACTAGAGACTTGGAGATACGACCCAGCATGAGATCAGCACCCTGGATCTGTGTTTTGGTCAGCCCTAGCACGAGTGGATCCTTGGGGTCGACTTTTGCCCCGACCTTAATGACGCCCGTATCGTCCAGCTTGTTGTATTGCTGGAGCGTAACTTTGTTCCCGTAGTAGTTTCGGTGCTTGGCTTTTGACAGCTCGATTGTTGAATTCAGTGGGTACACTTCCCGGTACATGTGCTCACTAGTCAACTTTTTAGACGCGCTTTCGCTAATTACGACCGCATCATTTGAGTTCAGACCGTGATATGGGATGTACCCCACAAGCAGGTTTTTACCCAGGGCGAGTGTTCCGTCGCGCGTGTAGTTAGAGTCACCCATGCGCTGACCTTCTTGCACCTTGTCGCCTGGCTTTACCGCCAGCGTGTGATGCAAGAACGTCTTGGATGGGAATGGGAAGTTTTCTTGGAAGGGCACTTTAACGAGTCCGGCGTCCGATGCCGCCGACTTTTCGAAATCTTCTGAATCAGGGTCGATGGAAGCGCCAACCAGATCCAGGAGTGATCCGGTCATCGCCGCTTTCTTTACACCGTGCGGACGGATGTAGATGTACCCATCTTTGATCTTCTCCACGGTGCCGCTTACCGGAGCGGTAGGCACAACCATGTGTCCGAAGATAGTTTCGTAAGACACGTCCTCACCGTGCGGACTTTGTACCTGGACGTAGGGTGTCTCACGTTCTACCAAAGGCAGCGCCTGGGTTCCCATCTTTGAACCCATGATTGCGCGATTCCCCTGAATGTTGTGGATCATGGGAATCAGGGACGTAGCGGGCGAGTATTGGTGCGACACGTGGAGCATCTGATGTGTCACTTTAGACGCATCAATGTTCTGGACTTTGCCGTTAACGAAAGCCTTGACAAGTCCCTTGAGCTTTTCGTGGGGAAAAGCAACCACGTATTTGTCGAGGTCTCCTGCTTTCAGCAAGGTCTCTTTGTTGTTTTTTACGTCGTAAACAACCGTGAAGAGGTTGCCCTTGTCGTCGCGATGCGCGGTCAAAGTGGCGCGAATATCCACGCCCGCATGGTTGCTTTCTGGTGTGCGAATTGGGTCCAGCGCGCCAAAGTGCGTGTTATGTGTCATGCGCGCCGCGAACGGAATAGCGCGATCCGATGGAATGCCGCCTTCTCCAAGAGCTGTGACCTTTACGGCATGGTCGATCAACTCCATAGGGTTGATCCCGCTCGGCACCGCCGTGAGCGACGACGTGGTGACAAATTTGTTGATCGTCGGCGTGAGCGGGGCCGGATGCAGCGCAGCACGAATGTCGGTTTTGCCGTTAAGGGCCCTTTTGGCTTTCGGCGCCCACTCTCGGGCCCCGAGACGTAGACGCTCAGCCAGAAAGTCGTCAACGGCGTGGAAAGTCTTAAACGCCAAAGAATCCGTATCGTCTACGTCTTGTTGGCCTTTGTGGACATTCACGAGCTTTTTGGCCGCATCCAGGAGCGCATGCGGGGTTACACTGCTGTGACCGTAACCTAGCGTGTGCGATGTGACGTCGGGGTCGAGCGTGGTCACAGCGTAACGCTTTTTGATCGCTTCGACCTTCGCATCTAGGCTAGCACCTGGGCTACGCATGGTGGCCGGCACAAGCTTTTCGTAGAGTTTGTTGATAGCCGTTTCTGTTTGGTGGCCTTGCGCCACCGCGTTGGCTTTCGCGAGCTCCGGCCCTAGAGCAGTCGCGATATCGGCGTGACTGACGCCCAGACCACGCAGCGCAGCGTAGAGCGGGATATTGCTAGTTCCGTACTGTAGGGCGAAAGTACCCTTGGCCCCGTTGAACCCCAAATCAAAGTTGGCCCCGCGCCCAAGATTGAACACGGTTTTAATCTCGCCGTTTTCCCCCTGCTGTGTGTACACGCCGGGCTTACGTCGCAGCTGATTTGCAAACTGGTACTCGTTGCCGTCCGCGATAACGGTATGCCGCTCTGTGAGGTACGGCAAATGTACGAGGGTGAAGTCTTTGGCACGATCCAGTTCTTTGCCGTTCGCGTCACGGAGCACCAGAGTGCCTTTAACCGGTACTCGTAGAGAATCACCGCGTAGAAGAGCCTTTTTTTGCTCGTCCGGCGAGAATTCACGCCGTGAAATGTTGATGTCCTCTACCGTCAGGGCGCGCGTGCCTACGTTAAGCTTGATGGCTTCCTGCAGGGCTTTTGTGGCCTTATCGTAGATCTTATCGCGCAGCGTAGCCGCGTCGATCAGGACCGGTGTGATGGTAGACGACATGCCCAAAAGAATAACACAAAACCTGGTAAAAGCAGGTGTCATCCACCTTGTTAGGTGATGACAGGAGTGTATGGGCTATTGGTCATCCGAGCAGTCTATCAGTTTGTGATCTTTCTCCTCACCAAAGGGCCTGTGACCTAAGGAGATACGTCGCAAACTGACCTGTCTAGTAAGTAGTGCACTCGAAAGAAAGAGGGGTTACGGCCCCTCTTTCTTTTTTGGCTGGAGCCATTCCAAATGCACTTGAATGGCGCCCGACTTGAGTGTGTCGATGTTTCGGGTTACGAGTTTGTATCCCTTTTCGTGGATGGTGTTGATCTGCGCGATGTACGCGTCGCGCTCGTGGTGCGTACAAACACCCGGCATGGCCGTATCTTCGGCTTCAACGTCGTTTTCGTCTTCTGGCGTTGCGTCATTTGTTGTGTTTCGTCGACAATCCGAACACGTCCCTTTTGGGCGGTGGATTGTAAACACGTGGCAATGGAACTCGTGCAAAGCCTTTGGCTTTACAGGGTTCTTAATAGGCGTCAGCGCCTCGAATGGGTTAGCGTACGCCGGCTCTTGTGCCTCGTTGATGATGTCAGCAAAAGACTTAGACATTTTTGATTATCCTCGTTGTTCGGCCTTGGCCGCCTGTTGCGCATTTAGGCTCATTTGATCTAGGACAGACCTTACGCATGCGTACATTACGGCGTCTTCGCCCTTAAGCGCATCCAGCCTAGATCGCATGGTGCCTTCATCGTATTGGCTGTATTCTTCAGCGATCTGACGTGCCTGGTCCATGACCCTAGCCGGGTCATAACTTGCACCGCCTTGCGCCAGCTGTGCTTGTGCCAGAGCTTTTTGTGCCAAAGAAGACTGCAGTTTTTTGGTTGCCACTTCAAGCGCCATGTTGGCCTTGGTCGCGGCCAGAGCGTCTTCGTTCATCTGCTCTCGCTCGTGGGACCAATCAATACCCAACACCTCTCCGATGCGGGAGTCGGAAATCTTCCCCTGCATCCAAAGCTGCAGATAGATTTGTTTGTTTTCGACGTCTTCGATTAGCTTAAAGTCTGCCAGTCGGGTTGGTACGCTTTTCCAACCCAAGAAGGTTGTGCAGCGTCTTTCGACCCATTGGACGAGGCCGTTGAGGTCTTCGATATGCGTCTGCAATTGATTTTCGATCATACGGAGCGTGATCTCTCCACGAGTCTGACCCAGACCACCAGTGAGAAACTCCAATGGAACGCCCATCGCAAGCGCGATGTTCTTTTCGGCCGCCTCGACTTCCGCGATCGTGAGAAGCGCCCGGCCTTCGCCGCCAATATTCTGTACTCCCACGGGGATGGGCGACACCTGCATACGAAGCGG